ATTCATTGGCGGCCAGTGATTTAATACTTTCCAAAAAAGATGAAGTGTATGTTAAGATAGCTTGTGAGAAACATATTGCTAGAGAACTACACGAGCACTTTTCGTTTTTTGTACCAGGATATCAATTTGTTCCAGCCTACAGGAATAAAATTTGGAATGGCAAAATATACCTGTATCACCTAAACACATCTCAGCTTTACATTGGATTACTTCCTTATTTGGAACTATTCTGTGAGGAACGAGAATATACCATTGAGTACCAAGATAATTTAGAAGTTGAAGATGAGTATTCTCTATATCATGCTCAGAAATTTATAGCGGATTTAAACATTCATTCCCGTGGAGAACCCATTGAGGTAAGAGAACATCAGATTGCGGCATTTGTTCATGCTATGCAAAAGCGCCGAGCGTTATTGTTATCTCCTACGGCTAGCGGAAAATCTCTCATCATTTATTTGCTTTTTAGGCAATTACATCATTATCAAAAACTCAAAGGTCTTGTAATTGTTCCTACCACATCTCTTGTAGAACAATTGTATTCTGATTTTGGTGATTACAATAACGGCAGTATGGAAGAACACATACACCGTATCTATCAAGGCAAAGAAAAGCACACCGATAAACCGTTGACAATATCCACTTGGCAGTCCTTGTACAAAATGCCAAAAGAATATTTTGAACAGTTTGATTATGTTATTGGTGATGAAGCTCACAACTTTAAAGCACAATCACTTACTACAATTATGACTAGCTTAATTAATGCCAAATATCGGATAGGATTAACAGGAACATTGCCAAATTGATCTACTTGAAGGTACTGAATCTTATAAATAAGTTATGGACTACAAAAAAATATATCATAATATTATAAAAAAATCTATATTGGAAAATAGAAATATTTCTAATGGTGTTTATTATGAAAAACATCATATATTACCAAAATCATTAGGTGGAAATAATAGTAAAAATAATATTGTTTTACTTACGGCAAGAGAACATTTTATTTGCCATTGGTTGTTGTGGAAATTCACTGAAGGAAAAAACAAAATAAAAATGGGTCACGCTTTCGGATTAATGAGATATCACGATTCCAACAATAGATATTATAATTCTGTTGGTTATGAAGTGGCGAGAAAGGCTCATGCCTTTTCAGCTAGTTTATTACACAAAGGAAAAAAATTATCAGAGAAAGAACTAAAACGAATGTCTGATAACAATCCAAATGCTAAGGAAATAACAATAAATGGTATATCATACAGTAGCAGAAAAGAAGCAATTATAAGTTTAAAAACAACAAAAAGAAGGCTTTATAAATTTCTAAACAATGAAATTACATTTGAACAAATGATTTATGATGGTAGATATTCACACAATGAAAACACCAAATTAAAAATAGGCAAGTGGTCTAAAGGAAAAACCTATGAGGAGTTATATGGTACAAAAAAAGCTTTAGATTTAAAAGAAAAAAGAAGATTATCCAAGAAAAATAAAAGACTTTCACAAGAAACTAAGACAAAAATTAGTCAATCTCATTTAAAAAGAAAAACAAATGTCTAATTTTAAAACTCATAAACTGGTGTTAGAAGGACTTTTTGGTCCTGTAAAGAAAGTAATCTCAACAAAAGAATTAATTGATAAAGATCAGTTGGCTAATTTTGAAATTAAATGCTTAATATTAAAACATTCGGATGAAGATTCTTTACGACACAAAGATAATACTTATCAAGAAGAAATTGAGTTTCTAATTACAAACAAGGAACGAAATAAATTCATTAAGAATCTTGCAGTTAGCTTACAAAAAAATACTTTGGTATTGTATCAAATGGTTGACAAACATGGTAAAATCCTGTATGATATGATAAGAGAAACAGAGAAGATTGGCAATAGAAAAGTGTTCTTTGTTCATGGTGGTACCGAAACATCGGACCGTGAAGAAATCAGAAGTATTATGGAATTCTGTAAAGAAGATACTATATTTTTAGACTTTGATGATTGTGAAATAATGTTAAATCCAAATGAACTTGTAGATTTGGTTAATAAATCACAAAAAAAAGCTAAAGATATTACTGAAAATGATGATATTGACACCAGTATTCTTATAAATAAGATACAGACATCAATATCAAAAGGTTATGTATGGACAAAAAAGAATTAATACAAATGTTTATTAACAAGCTTGGATTACCAGATAATCAACCAAAGTTAGAAGAATATATTGATTTTTGTTTGAGTAACAATAATAAAAATATTGATGGTTATTATGAAAGGCATCATATTTTACCTAGATCGGTATTTTCAGAACATATAAAAAGTGAATGGAATATTTCAAATTTAACATATGAAAACCATGTATTAGGTCATTTTATTTTAGCTGAAGCATATTTAAATAGAAAATTTTCTAGAACACTAAACTTTTTAAAAAATAAATCAGAAGAAGAAGTTATAAAGTTAAAAAAAATATTATCAGAAACATCAAAAAAATGGTGGAAAAATTTATCGGATGAAGAATATGATGCTAGATGCTTAATGTACAGCATCAGGATGAAAAAAATGATGCAATCGGGATCAGAATTTCATAAAAAAATATGCGATGGTATTAATGAATATTACAAAAATAATCCACACAGAAAAGAAGAAATAAGTTTATTTTTTAAAAATCTTTGGAAAAATAAAACTAAAGAAGAATATAAAGAATGGTGTAAAAATATGTCGTGGACTCAAGAAAGACATAATCAACATAAAACATATATGGAAAAAAGATATCAAGATTCAAATTTTAAAGAATCATTTGATAAAAAAATGAAAGAAGTAAACCAAGATTTGGCCAAAAGAAATAATGCTAGCGTTAAATTAAAAGAAAAATGGAAAGAAGCTTCCTTTATTGACAAAATGAGTAAAAGAAAACCTAGAGGATCGGACGGATCAAAACTAAAAGAAAAATGGAAAGACCCCGCTTGGAAAGAATATATGTTAAATGCAAGGAAAAAAAATGAAACCAAATAAAGTCAGTAAAGGGGGGAATGGAGCTATTATTGTGGCTTCGTTCGGTACATTTCTCTACTGGTATTAATATTAGGAATTTGCATAACATTATATTTGCGATGCCAACAAAATCAAGCATTCGCACTTTGCAAAGCATTGGAAGAGGCTTACGACAAAGTGAAGGAAAAAATATAGCAACACTATATGATGTTGCTGATGATTTAAGACACAAAAAACATATGAACTTTACATTAAAGCATTTCTTGGAACGCACAAGGATATATAATGAAGAGCAGTTCCCCTTTAAAATATACAAGATAGGATTAAAAAATGCCTGAGTATAAAACACAAATTATTAAATTACAGAATGGGGAAGATTTGATTGCCAATGTAGCATTAAATGGTGTTAATTATATACTAGAAGAACCCATGGAGTTTGCTATTGACTCTCGTGGTAAAGAAAATGGTTTAATTATGAGACATTGGTTGCCAGTGCAGTTATTGAAAAAGAATGCTATTGAAATTCAAGCCAAAGATGTTTTATCTTTTTTGGAACCTGAAGAACAATTCTGTGAATATTATATTGATACGGTATCTAAGATTAAAGACTTGTTGAAAGCAAGAGATGCTTTGAATGATATTGAAGATATGGATGATGAAGAATTAGCAGATATGATAAGTGAATATGAGGAGTTAAAACATCATGGAATTACATTACATTAATACTTTCAACCAAGGACATAGCGAACTTTACACTATTGTCAAGCGGTTGTCAACAACTTTGAGTGGTACACATGGCGACTAAGAAAAAACAATATGTAAACAATGCAGACTTTCTTGCAGCGTTGATTGAATACAAAGAAGGTTGTAAGTTAGCAAAAAAGAACAAGACTTCTCCTCCTGCCATTCCTAATTACATTGGCGAATGCTTTATGAAGATTGCTGAAGGTTTATCTCATAAGCCAAACTTTATTAACTATACCTATCGTGATGAAATGATTTCGGATGGTATTGAAAACTGCCTAATGTATTTTGATAATTTTGATCCAGCCAAATCCAAAAATCCATTTGCTTATTTTACTCAAATCATTTACTTTGCCTTTTTACGAAGAATCAGTAAAGAGAAAAAACAGACCTATGTCAAATACAAAGCTACCGAACAACTTGGTGTTTTGGATGAGTTTGAAATGATGGAGTTAGAAGACGGCACTACAAGACAGTTTGAGTTATATGACAACATTGCCGAATTTATTGGTACCTATGAAGACGCTAAGAAAGCAAAGAAAACGGTAAAGAAACCCAAAGGTATTGAAAAATTCTTAGATGAGTGATATAATG